TCTTAGAGGATCCAGAAGCGTGGGCCAATTGTCAGATAGCGTCATTGCGCTCGAGAGAGATCAGCAGAGCGGATCTGAACGAGATGCTACGACAGTGCGAGTCCTTAAAAATCGCTATTCAGGTGAAGTTGGCGAAGCATGCCTACTGAACTACGACCTAAATACTTGTAAATTTAATGAATCAGCAATCGAAAAAGAATTCGACGCTACTACCGATTTCTAAACCTAATCCGCCTACAGCTGAAGCAGTAATACGTGCTCAGTTTGTAGATAAAACATACATCTGGAAAAATGCTGGTATTCGATCTGGAGACAGACGGACTAATAAATGATCTTACCAAGATCCACTGCCTTGTTATTTATGACAGCGATACTGACACGACAATTGTGTACAACGATCAAGGCAACGAAGAGCCGATTGTTCGCGGGGTACAACGTCTAGAGGATGCAGATGTCATCGTCGGTCACAACATAATCGGCTACGACATACCAGTAATCAGAAAGATTTATCCGTGGTTCATGCCGACTGGTTTTGTATTAGACACGTTGTTGTTGTCACGTCTGTATCACACAGACATCCTTGACATTGATAAGAAACGAAGCATATCAAACATGCCGCTTCAAACTTATGGACGACACAGCCTTGAGTCCTATGGCTACAGGCTAGGTGAATACAAAGGTGAGTTTGGTAAGACCACAGATTGGCAGGACTGGTCCCCAGCAATGGAAACCTACTGCTGTCAAGACGTAAAAGTAACCACCAAATTATGCGACCACTTCCACAAATACCTGAGTGGGTACAACTAGAGCACGAAGTTGCTCATTTATTAACTGAACAAGAACTACATGGATGGTACTTTGACCAACATGCTGCATGGAAACTTGCATCTACTCTCAGAAAAGAGCTTGAAGAAACTCTTGAACTACTACGCAACAAGCACCCTTTCGTTGCAGGACCGGAATTTACTCCTAAAAGAAATAACGGACCGGCTGGGTATATCAAGGGTGCAGGCTTGTGCCATTTAAAAGAAACCAATCCAACATCACGAGACCATATCGCGCATATTCTGACATGGGTTTACAAAGTAAAGCTAACGAAAAAGACAGCTACTGGGAAGCCGATTATCGACGAGATTGTACTGAAGGAGATTGCTGCGTCCGATGGACCACCGATTGTTTTGGATTTTCTGAAATGTCTCGATATTACGAAGAGCTTGGGGATGATCTCCGAAGGCACCAACGCATGGCTCAAGCTATGTACGACTGCTAATCGTATACATCACCACTGTTCAGTTGCAACTAATACGCACAGATGTGCACACCGTAAACCTAACTTAGGGCAAACAAAAAGTGATCCTGAATTCAGAAAACTATTCCAAGCATCCCCTGGTCAAATTATGGTGGGTGCCGATCTTAGCGGGATTGAGTTACGCATGCTCGCCCATTACCTTGGACGTTGGTCTCCCGAGTTTGGAGATACCCTCCTTACCGGAGACATCCATCAAGTCAATGCCGATCGAGTTGGAGTCAGTAGGCGACAAATTAAAACCATTAGCTATGCCTTCATCTATGGAGCAGGAAATGAAAAAATTGGATATTCCTACGACCCCCTTCTAAGCAGTGACGAAGCTAAGAAGAAAGGTAAGGAGATTAGAGAAGCATTCGTTTCTGCTATTGATGGACTTGCGGAACTTCTTGAGGCAATCAGGGAGAAAAGCAAAGAGGGTTATATCCGCTCTATTGATGGACGACACATCAAAGTAGATAGTCCACACAAAGCATTGAACTACTTGCTTCAATCAGGAGCTGGTGTCATTGCAAAACGATGGATGATCATCAATCACACTCACATTCAAGAACTAGGGTTGTGTGCATCACAACTCGCATTTATACATGACGAATTACAATACGAGTGTCACACAGACCACGCACAAGATTTATCAGCATCCCTGGTACTTAGCAGTGCAGAAGCTGGTGAATACTACAAACTCAGAATCCCAATCACAGCAGAAGCCAAAATCGGAGCCAATTGGGCGGAGGTGCATTGATGAAACTACTCATTGATGCTGATTACATTGTCTACAAAGCATGCGCTGGTGCTGAAGATGAGATTGACTGGGGTGATGATGTAATCACCGTTGTCAGTCGGTTCTCTGAGGCGATGACAAACGTTGAACGTGATCTAACAAAGATCAAAGGTGAGTTCATGTGGGATACACCTGAAATGATCTTGTTCTTTAGTGACTCTAAGAATTTTAGGAAAAAAATTTACCCTGAATACAAGGGTCATCGAAATAGAAAGAAGCCCTGTGGCTATCGAAGAGTTATCACAGAATTAGGTAAACGATATGAACTTATCCGATTACCTGAACTTGAAGCTGACGATGCTATGGGTATCTATGCAACAGAACATCCCGGTAACATAATTGTCTCGCCAGACAAAGACATGCGCCAAATACCTGGCAAGTTATACGATATGAAAGAGACAGTCACTATCGATCCTGAACAAGGTAGACAGTGGCATCTAATTCAAACGTTAGCTGGTGATCAAACAGATGGTTACGGTGGATGTCCTGGCATTGGAGTCAAGCGGGCTGTAGCTTTGTTTGAAGAGGATGGATACAACTGGGATGTTGTAGTTAAAGCATTTAAAGCTAAAGAACTTGAAGAAGATGTTGCACTTATGAATGCACAGCTAGCAAAGATCCTTACCAACAAAGAATACGATGGACAAGTCATTCCTTGGACCCCCACCACCAGTAACTGAACTGACAATGGAGCAAGAATTTAAGCTCCGACGAATGGATGATCTGCTACCTGAGGCAGACAAAGCAGACATCATCACTTTACTGATGGCATTACAACATCAGAACTTCTGCCTGTGCAACACCGTTAGTAACTTAGTCAAGCAATGGCCCACTTCTCACCCGCCTATTACACAAGAGGTTCCATGGAAACGTGGGACTTTATACGAGACCAAGGATTAAATTATCACCTTGGTTGTGCTCTTAAATATATCGTCCGTGCCGGTCATAAAGACAGCAAAGAGCAGGACTTAAAAAAAGCAATCCACTACCTTGAAAATGAACTCTTACATTCACACCAGTCTTCTGGACCAAGCGGAGGAATTCCGACAAGCCTACTCTTTGGAGACGGGGAGGAATCAGAAATCAGTACAGAAGGCACTGATTGATGAAGAGTGGAGTGAATTCCACGAGGCATACCACTTCAAAGAAGAGGACGAACAACTAAAAGAACTAGCTGACCTTGTATATGTCTGCTTCCAAATGGCAGCTAGTCAAGAATGGGATCTCGATGAAGCAATGCATCGTATCCACAAATCCAATATGTCGAAGCTCGGAGAAGACGGTAAGCCCATCTACAGAGCGGACGGGAAGGTTCTCAAAGGACCTAATTATAAAGAACCAACACTTACTGATCTTATTTAATCAATGACCCCCTCACTTATCTCACGTACTGGACGTGTACAATCTTGGCTGGATAATCCACAGTCAAGACTTCCAGTTAGCTGCACAGTATTTGTAGTACAAGACTCAATGGAGGGTCCTGATGGAATTGAAAAATCGTGGAGATTTGTATCACATGCTTTACGATATGGAGCAGGTTGCGCGGTCCACTTGTCGGAGTTGCGACCCCGAGGTGAAGAAAATGGAAAAGGATTGGTTGCATCTGGACCTGTCTCTTTCGCACGTATCTACTCAACATTAAATGAAGTACTGAGGCGAGGTGGTGTATACAAAAACGGTGCTGTGGTGTGTCACTTGGACCTCAACCACTCTGATGCTCTTGAGTTCATTACTGCACCACGCGCAGAGCTGCCATGGATCAAACGATGCATCAACATCACAGATGAATGGTGGCAGGATTGTACGTTTAAGGAACAAGTCTTACATGGCATCAAGTCAGGTGACATCTGGTTAAACAAATTACGGTATGACAAAAATGGTGAACGAATCAGAGGGAACGTATGCCTTGAGGTGTACTTGCCAAGCCGAGGCACCTGTCTCTTGCAGCATGTCAATCTCGGTGCCTGTGAATTTGACGACATTCCAAGAGCTTTCTCTGAAGGGATGTCAGAACTGTGCCAACTCCATGGTCGAACTGGCGTTAGCGATTCAGGAGAATATCTCCCAAGTGAAACAGACAGACAAGTCGGACTGGGAGTACTCGGCCTCGCAAATCTCCTACGGCGGTACGGCATAACCTACGAACAGTTTGGTGAGGGACTTCGCTGCCTTAACAGTGGCGAAGTAATCCGTACACCAGCATATGAACTAGCAGTACAACTGAAGCTAGGCATCAGCTTGGCAGCACGTGTTGCTAAGACAAATAAGATGGACAGGGCGTTTGCAATTGCCCCTACTGCATCATGTAGCTACAGATCAAAAGATCTTGATGGCTTTACATCTACCCCTGAAATTGCACCACCTATCAGCCGTACTGTGGACCGTGATAGCGGCACGTTCGGTGTACAAACATATAATTATGGTGATGTAGAAATCGCCTCAGAAGTTGGTTGGGAAAACTATAAGCGTGTTGCTGATGGCATCATGCACCTATACCAAACCAGTGGACTTCTCCATGGATATTCATACAATTGGTGGTCAGATTTGGCTATCATGAATGAAGAATTCATTGAAGAGTGGCTAAGGTCTCCACAAACCTCGCTTTATTATTCATTGCAAGTAATGGGCGATGTTCAGGATAAGACCGATGCGTATGCTGCTCTAGCTGATGTTGATGTTGATGATTACCTGAACGATTTACTAAATGAACCTCAATGTGATTGTCAAGAATGAACCCTTACGAAAAACTAATGGCGCGGAAGCGCAAATGGACACCAGTACAGACAACTGCTGGTACATGCAAAGAAGGTGCACACGAAACGTTGCTCCGTGCCCTTGCCTTAAGACATATGGAACTGCCTGTGGGAGATTTTATCCGTGATGCATTGGCTACCGACGTACCGGAGTCATCGCGAGAGATTCTGCAGTCAAACATCAAAGACGAAGAGAACCACGACCTGGCACTTGGTTACATTGCCAATGCTTACGGGGTTGATCAAAAGGCTGAAGCTGAAGCGTTACGGTTACGTGATGCTTGGACAGCGCATCCGGATCATACGATCCTCAAAGCGATGGTTGCCGAGCGTGCAATTTTCTTCGTTCTTTTACCACTGCTCCGCGCTAATGGTGACAGTGGAATGCGTACCGTAAGTGCTGACATTTCAAGGGATGAACAGATCCACGTTGCAACCAATTCAATTGTATGTAGAGAACTAGGACTGGAGGTATCTCCAAGCCTGGACAAACTACGTAAAGCAACTATCAATTGGGTAATGCAACCACTCGGTAGCAATACCGATAAATATTTAGATAAAAAATTTTGGCTGGATTCCAGTGACAACTTGATGTATCAAGGCAAAGCTCCCGAGCTTTCCTTTACTAAGTCAGCACGGATGCCAGCATTCTTTGAACATAGTAATGTCAACCTCCCTCAGTATGCTTGAGACCGTGGGTATGCAAGCCCGTGGTTTAACACATCAACTAGAAGAAACTTTCCCACCCATTACACCAACACCTGATGATTCAATGGAAAAAATTATGTACCGATCTGGACAACGAAGTGTCGTTGAATGGATCATTCGTTATATGGAAGAAAACTAATGGGAAAAAAAAGAAGGAGCAAAAGGAAAGGTAAATCTAAACGTTCTTCACGGAAGTCAAGAGCTAGACGGCGGAGGTTTATAAGTAAGATTAGTAGAGACGGAAAAATCTCTAAGAAAGACGGTCGAAAAGCTGCCAAGAAAGGTATTAGTCTGCGTAAGATTAGGAACCGGAACATCGGTGATTATCGTCAGGCTAGTAGAAACTTTGATAAGAACAGACGTGTCAGAGCACGTAATCCTGGTGCAAGACGACCGACGTATGAGCCACTGAAGATTAAACGTGGTGCTGAACAGGCAGATCGTAGGCGACAAGAAAGTAGGCGGCGTCGATCAAGACCTGAACCTAGGCGTCGATCAAGACCTGAACCTAGACGTGCACCTGAACCAAGGCTAAACCTTCCACCACAAACTGAAGGGCTGCCAGATGCTAGGACCCAAGAACCGGTGTATGAACAGCCTAGGTATGACGAACCCATGGTTAATTACTATGAGGAAGAACTGGCTGACATTAGAAATGATTTAGCAGACAGTCTTACGCAAACAGACGACCCACGTAATCGGAGATATGTATTAGGTATCAGAACCGCAAGGCGTAAACGCAATAGTCAGGGTTCGCGTGGCGCATTTGGTAGGAAAGCTAAGCGTATGCAAGGACTACAAAGTACATCAATAAATCTATAAACGAATGAGCGCACGAACTAGGTATGATTATTTATCAAGCGATCGTTCTCAATTCTTAGAAGAAGCTAGGCAAGCATCAGAGCTTACCCTTCCATATTTAATCCGTGGACATGAAGAACACATGTCAGGTATGAAACAACTTAAGACTCCTTACCAATCAGTAGGGGCGAAAGGTTGTGTGACATTAGCAAGTAAATTAATGCTTGCATTGCTACCTGTACAGACTAGTTTCTTTAAGTTACAACTAGACGAAAGTCAACTCGGTGAACAATTCCCACCAGAGATGAAATCAGAACTTGATC